TTATTAATTTTCCAATTGCTTTATTACTTTTTTCAAAAAGATTATATACCGTACCACCTTTTTTCATACTTTCTGTAAGACCAGCACGTACACCTAGTTTTAAGGCATCTTTTGTTTTCATGCCAGATGACCAAGCCGTCATAGCAGTAAAAACACCTTTATACATTTCTTTAGCTGCTGGACCTTGATTCTTTAATAAAACTTTCGCAACAGTGTCAATATCTTTTTTGTTTTCATTAAAAAATTTCTTTAACCAATCTAAATCATCTTTCTTCTTTTGATTCGGATCACCCATATTATCTAGTTTGTTTTGATAATGTTCGCGCCAGTAGTTAACCATCGCCGCTTGCTGTATAGCTTGCTCTTTTTGGAATGCCGCTGCTTGAGCGCCTCTTGAGGCTTCGGAACCAAACCCCGTCATTAAGCCTTTTCTATCAGTAGTTCCAGATACGCCTCTAAAAAACCCTGGAACACCAATACTTGCTAAAGCTGACGCAGCTCTACCACTTACACCAATACCATTTCTTAATGCAGCCCTTGAAGTAACAACTTCCCCACCAGCTTCACCTACTAATGCTGTTGTACCTTTTTTATTAATAACACCACCGCGAGACAATGACAACGAACCCAATGGGTTGGCAGCCAATTGCGCTAAAATATTTACCATACTATTAGTTAATGTATCTTCTTCGATCATTACTATATTTCTTTCAATACCCAGATCCTTCGCGGCAAGATTTTTCAATTCTTCTCCACGACCTGCAGTTTGTTGAAAATCAAATTTGAGCCACTCCTGCATTTCGCCTCCCCATCCAGTCCAAGACTCTTCATTTATTCTCTGTGTATCCAGCTTTCGGCCATGCTCTAAAAGCGCTTCTTCTTGAGCTTCTAAATTGTCAGTAACTTTATTTCTTGCCTTTATTTCATTATCTACCGCCGTCTCAAGTCTCTTGGCGTTTTGTTCTGTTTCAGTAACATATGCTTTTACTGCTCCTTCTCTATCTGCTTTTATCTGTGACTCCAGTGCGGCTATTACTTCTTTTTGTGCCTCAATGTCACCCTCCTTCGTCAACCCTTCTAATTTTTTCTTTTGTAAATTTAATAATGTAGCACCTTCAGCTTCTATTTTTTCAATCGCAGTTTTCATATCATTGAAAGCTTCAACATTACCTGTTGATTTGCCTGCCGTTGCAGCCTCAACATCTTTTCCAGCTTCGTTTGCTTTTTCTATAAGTTTTAATTGATCATTTAACTTCCCTTGCTCGGTCTTTTCAAAACCACCAAATATACTAAACGTATAATTTTCTTGAAACCAAGTTATAGCTTTTTCCATTCCTTCAATCAGCCAATCACCAATTTTAACACCTAATGTCTTAAAACTACCCCATACCGCACTAATAAAACCTCCAATACCTCCACCTTTATCGGATATTTTTTGTTCTAAACCAGGAAAATCAAATATAGATTCAATTTCATTAGCCAAGATCGTTATCTGACCATGTATACTACCTTTGCCAGTTTGATCTATACCTAATAACTTACTGAAAGCAGTTGTAAGTCGATTAAACACGCCCATCGCAAGCTCTTGCATTCTTTGTATAACATTTTTTTGCTCATCCATCAGTGCGTTTTGGGCTTCACGCTCATCTGTTATCTTTTTATCTATAGCTAATCTTGCATCCTGTTCTTTTTGTAATTTTTTACCGTATGCAGACTCAGATCTAAGTAATTTCTGCCGGTCCTTCCATTTTTCACCAGTTAATTCTTCCCACGATTTTCTATCTTCTGCAATTACTTCTCTATTCTTTTCAATATTAAAAATTGACCCATCTTCCATAACCTTAAATGCTAATTTTGCGGCCTCTTGATTCCTTTTATTAATTTCTTTAAGATCGCCCGTCTGGTATAACATAAACATTTGATGCGCATCACCATAAACATCTTGCAATTGGTTGCCAAATAAATGAGTAGCCTTGCCCATGGCCAATCCAGATTTTTCTAAATCTGACCATGCTGTAGCTATACCTTCATAATCAGATAAGCTACCACCAACATTAGCAGCTTGGATAGCCATAGCTTTAAAACCTTCAACTCCGCGTGATGAGGCAACAGCAATTTTATCTGCGTTAGCCGCGATGTCTCGCATAACTAAACTCACGCTTGCTCCGGCTGGCACCGCATCTCTTATACTTTGTAAAAACTCACCACTAGCAATTTGGCTTCTTTCTAAAGTTTCTAAAAGTTGGCCAGCATTTTGAGCAGACACTCCGTATGCTTTTTGTAATCTTAAACTATCTTCAATTACTCCAGCTGTAACATATTTTATATTTCCAAATATTTGAGCTAAATTAGCAGCCTCTTGGGCAGTTTGTTCAAAACTTACACCAAACCTACCCATAGTCATTTCTGCATCATAAGCTGCTTGTTTTACTCCTTCTAATTCAGCTCTAGTTATCCCTAAGCTTTTTACCATACCAGCCATCGCTGTATCTACTTTCAGCAAACCATCAATAAGAAACTTTACCCCCACTACTAACCCACCAATAACGCCAGCCTTACCTATAGCAGCCATACCTTTTCCTACCGTACCAAGACCACTTTTTAACCCCGACATAGTTTTGCCAAAAAGATTCATACTCTTAATGGTTTCTTTTAAACCTTTATTTAATAGTGTGGAGTTTTTAAGTCTTTGTTGCAGCTGTATGGTCATCTTTTTTTGTAGAGGAAGCGCCCTTTTTTCTTCTCTTATTTTATCTCTATTGGCTTTCGCAAGTTGCTTGGATACCGTCTGCTTTTCTTTAATCATCTGAGCTTCAAGCGTAGAAGTGCTAGTAAGTTTTATTAATAAATTATCAAAGCCTTCGGATAGGCGTTCTAATCCGCCAGCAGCACCTTCTAATTGATTTCCTAAATCCGCCATCTATTTACTTCTTTCTATTTTTTTTCATTTGACGTAGAACATCGTCAAGGGTCATACCTTTTTTATTTAATTTCTTTTCTAGATCCTTTTGTTTACGCATCTTTTTTTCAATTTTTTTCAGTTCATCTTGATTACGTTTATCTTGTTTAGTTCCATCAGATTTACGATTACGAAAAAAATCAATAGCTGAATGTACTCCTAAGCCGGCTAATACGGTCTTAGCTAGATTACCATAATCAAAGCCACCAGACTTTTCAGCAAAAGGATCAACTATTCTAGCGTGTGGTGTTGCCATTCTTTTTCTCCAGTTACGTTTTCACATAAATAAATATCCCCTTATAACAAAAAGTAATAAGGGGATATTATATTAACGACCAATACTTCGCGCTCGTAACGATTTACCACTAGATTGTTGCGCTGCTTGGGCCGATTGTTGACTTCTTTTGTTATCTTCTTCGTTAATTTCGTTTATTTTATTTAACCACCACTTACGCCATTTAATAGGTAAGTTATAAGCATCAGTAAAGCTCAGATGCCCGTAATAAACACAATAAAAACATTCTTCAAAGATATATTCCTTAAGACTAGGACTCAGGCCAAAAGAAACCGGTAGTCACCGGTATTTCCACCTCCTCCGTATGACCACACATACGACATTTGAAATCCTGCTCCATATTAACATCCGGTTCTAACTCTTCTAAAAACGTACGAAAAGCTCGCGAATCACGAAGGTTCATCGTATCTACAAAATTATTGATAGATATTTGTTCTTCATTACCATTAACAGAAATAATTTGATGCTTATACTTAGTAGTTACGTTTTTCTCCAAGGGAGAATTTGTAGCTCGCTTAAGCTTATCTTGTTCATCAGTAATCTTTGCATCTTCTGCACTATTCAACAACTTAAAATGAATTTCAACTCCCGAAGGTAGTACAAAACTAAATCTATTTTCACCAGCCGATATTGGATCAACATCTAAGAACCTCATCGTTAACTGACTCAAATCAAATTCATGTTTAATGTTTTCGCCACAACCAGGACAATCAATTTCAACAGGATATTCCGGCCCATACCCTGTAATTCTAAGAAATGTTAAAATAGCGTTCTTATCACCAGAAATTAATTCTTCTACGTTAATACTTTTGTTCATAAGAACATTTGAAAGCATTGTATCAATTGCTTTACCGCTGCGTAACAAAGCTCTTGAAGTTAAAATATCTTCATCAGCCGCGGTCAAATGTCTTACTTCAATCTCTTCTACATTATGCAACGGTGAAGATTGTGGGTAAATTCTCCCCTTAGAAGGGATCATCACAAAGTCTCTAGGCACAGAAAAACCCGCCATCTTATCATATTCAGTAGCCCTATCGGATGCAACTTTTCTTGCATACTCTTCGGGATTCTGACTGATTTCAGTCGGGTTTATCTCGGTAGAACTTTTACTCTCATCTTCAAACTCAATAGATGCAGTTTTGCTTTCACTCATATTTTAAAACTCCTTCTTGCAATTAACATTTACAAGAAATTTTAATAAACAAATTCTATTAATTAAACTACAACTACTATTAGTATCTCAAAATACATTCGTCAGGACGAACCGTAAGACTAATTTCAACAGGCTCACCACTAGTATAATCCAAACCACCGAAATCTGCATCGGTAATCCATGCGCCCTTAATATCCCACTGTTCAACTGTAACGCCAACAGGGTCCATTAAGTTAAGAGAGAAATCTTTCTTATAAAAAGCCGCATAACCATCACGACCAGAAATTGTTTCGTGAGCTAACCTCGCCCATTCCATAACTTTCTGAGAAGCAGATGGTGCAATTGGATCGTGAAGAGTCAAAGCAATAGTGCCCCATTCAAACTTACCAGCCAAATATCTTTTGCTATTAATGTAATCAATAACAACAGATTCTTGAGTGAAAGTCGGACGAGCAAAAGTTTTCGCAACAAACTGAGGAAGTACATCGTCAGCAAATTGGAAAAACCATCTATTACTTCTTTTCGGTTCAAATGTATCCGCGAGCATCTGATTTACGGATCTAACATCAGCCATTCTATATCTCCAAAATATATAAAAATATTTTATGTTCTGAAATAAATATAGGTGTGAGGGAAGTTTTGTTTTCCCCCACACACTATTATTATTTATTACTCACCAAAAGATGCGCCTTGAGGTGTCAATGTAAAGTCAAAGATAACAATTTCAGCAACCGTAGTCGGCTTGAGGAAAATCTTACCCTTGATAACATTTCTATCTACTAAATCAGCACCTTCTTCAATAGAAGCTCTAAACTCGTTAATACCATTGGCCGATTGTACTGAACCAAGATAGTTATTAACCATGTTTAGCAATGCGCTTCTTGTCTGAGCGTTGTTCTGTTCAAAGACGAAGTTGCGAGACATTCTAGAAATAGTTTTTCTAACTGTTAACATCATTCTACGAACATTTACTCTATCCAATACAGATTGCTTCTTCTGTAGCGTCTTCTGACCAAAGATAACAATACCTTGGCCTGGGAATGTAGCGATAGGATTAACGCCTGGAGTGTTATTGTAAAGACTATCACGTTGAGTCTGTGTCAATCTTCTTCTAACTTCCAATACTCTTTCCAAACCACCACGATTAAAGCCAGCAGGTGCAAACCAAGGTTGACCCACTCTATCGTTAAACGCATAGGCACCCATTACTTCAACAGAAGGCGGTACCCAAACAAGGCGATTATTTTCAGAGTCATTAATTCTAACCCAAGGATAGTAGGTAGCAGCATAATTACTATCATATTTGTTACCTTCAGCCTGAGCTTGTGCTACCGACAGTGCTAAACCAGAACCAGTAGCAGTTGAATTAGCAATATCAAGCAGTAAGAAAGCGTCACCTCTATTTTCAACCATATCAACAAAGTTGTTAAGAGGTGCGCCAGCAGCAGACGAAGTAACGCCAGGAACTGCTAACAAATTAAACTCAACTTCTTCGGGATTGGCTAATGTTTTTCTAGCTACATCAAAGTCACCCGACACTGTACCGTCATTTAGATCAGTAAGTAGATTAGAACGAGGATCATAACCATCCCAACCACCAAATACAGGAGCAACAAATTTCAATGCATCATTATTATCAAGACCAGTGGTGCGTCTTGCGGTCGAGCCGGTAAAGTTACCAGAGTTAGAGCCAACCATGTTAACCAACGTAAAGTTAGTAACACTACCCGAACCCGAAAGCTCACCAGTAGTAGAAATAAACAACAAGCCAGAATCAGCAGTTGTGCTACCCGAAGCAGATGTAACGGTTTTCTTAAGTCTATCACCAACACCAGGTGATTGAAAATTAATACCCATCACCTTGGTTTTATTAACCACACCATCTTTTAACTGATTAGTAACAGTAGGTAGTGCAGCAACAACAGCACTCAAACCTTGTGTGTTAGAAGAGCCAGGTCCAGCAGCAGGGCCAGTTATCGGACCACCGTTTGTAGCGAGAATTGAACCAACACCTCTAAAACCGCCTGGTCGTGAATCATTGTCCCAACCACCAGTATTCATTTCAACTCTTACAAGCTTAGACCTATTAGGAAAGTCACCATTGAAGAGTAATTCGGGAGGATCTTGTGTTAAGTCATAAGAGACAAAACGATCACCGATTACACGACCAATATACTTTTGAGAGCTAACATCAAGGTTAACATTTTCATAAGATTCTAAAATCTGAGGACTTATATCGCTATCATCAGCATTACGAATACTAATTGTAAATTCGGGAAATGCAGATACCGAAGTTGCAACTGTGGAAACTTGAATCTTAATAGAGTTATTTTCAATCTGACCATGTGAACGAGTATGAAACTTAAACAAGTTTTGCACCGCTCCACCAGCGTTTTGCGAAACAATCCATGGCGAAGAAGCTGCCGCGAATCCACCAGTAACATCATCAAAAGCATCACCATTAGCAGTGACCGATACATGATCTTGAGTGATACCGGCAGCAGCAGACCCACCACTAACAGTACCGCTAACATTATCATAATCATAATCAAATACAGCGTCTACATAAAGATCAGTAAGTTTTTCACCAGTGTGAGAAGCTTGTGGATCAGTACCCATAACCTTCTTAACATAGTTACCACTAGCTTCATTCATCGACAAGCCAGTAACAATTGTGCCACCAGCCGATAATGAAAAGTTGCTAGGAGTACCACTAAGAAGAATATCACCATCACCAGATGTTCTCTTTCTAACCGTACCTAAAACAGTACAACCACCCGATACAGCCGAGATTGAAAAACCCGACAATTTGGGAAAGGAAAGAAAGCCAATTGTGCCAGCAGCAACTGTACCTCTACCTAAGACGCGAGTTACACTAAGTGTAGATGCATTTCTTAGATAAGATTGAGCCGCATAAGGCATATAAAATTCAGGATTTAATCCACCAAAACGATCTCTGAACTGACCAAAGGAATTTACTGTAGTGGGTAGAAAGGCCGGACCCTTCTTCGTGAACCCAACTAGAGCAGCACCGATAGCAGCAGCACCAGGCGGCGGACTAAAAGTATCATCCATTTCCTGTGTATACACACCAGGGGATACAAATACTTCAGCCATTTATTTTCTCCATAAGTTAAATGAGAGTATTTACAAAATATTTATTTAG